TACCCAAGCCAAGTCTATTGAGAGAAGTGTAGTTACCATCGTAAGCCTTAGCCAAAGCATTTGTGACTGATTCGAGAGGCTTTGAAGTTGCCGATGAAAGATCCATGGCAAGGTTGAGTAAACGCTGTGCTTCCTCTGTGTCCTTTGTGCTACGGACTAAACGAGAAAATGCTGGACGTAATTGATCGTCCGTAATACCAATGGCAACTGAGGTCTTAGTAATCCAATCGCCTACTGCTGCAACCTGAGCATCTGTTGCCTCAGTTGTGGCGCGGATAGTTGCATCTAACTTCTCTTGTGCTGCTTGATCCTCAGCAGCCGCTTTAGCAAAGTCAAGACCAAACTTAACAGCAGCTGCGCCAGCAAGAGCAAAACCTGCTGCTGCTGCTTTGCCCCACTTGCTGATCTTGTCAGCAGAAGTTTCTACATCTGTGTTGGCAGCCTTTAACTTTTTATTAAGATCATCAACGTCAGCAAGGATCGAGAGTTTAAGGGTTCTACTGCCAGCCATTAGTCATACTCCTTTAAAATCCTGCTAAATGCTTCCTCCCATTGCTGAACCAACTGAGGTTGAATCTGACGCAATGTTGGATAAATGAAATAACCTTCATTGCCTCGCTTGCCGTATCTTGGTGATCTAGCAGGGAATTGCTTGTACTTCTTTGCACCAAACTCGGCACCTGCTAAAAGACCATTTCCTCCAGCAGTACCGACATTCCATTGGGTTGTTGCTCCACCGCTAAAACGCTGTGCTGCAAAACCAAATGACAACTCACCAATCTTTGATGACTTGGAAATCTTTACACCATCTGCGATTCTGCGAGCCACCTGAGGATTAGGAGCAGATCCAGCAGCTTGACGGATTCTGTCACCTGCAAATTGCGCTAGGTTTCCAGATTCTCGTTTTGCTGCATCAATAGCCTCATCGGACATTCCTTTGAAGGCTTTAGTGATCGCTCTTAAATCTTTTTTGTCATACGCAATAAAGTTTCTTTCTCCAAGGAGTTCATCGTCAGCCATCTGATCTCTCCTTTAGAATCTCTATCGCAGTAAGTACATCCTCTGCGTTATCCCAGTACTGCATCGGAATCCCGGTCTCTATTGCTAGAGATACGAGAATCCTGCCTACGCTTCCGGGCTTGTGGCTTTTGGGCTATCATCCCCGACTGTTACGTCAGCGACTGTTTCAGACCAGATATCGTAAGACTTAACAGGCTTTCCAGCGTTCTCTCGCTTGTAAGCATGATAAGCCAAAAACATAAGATCCCAAATGCCAATCTTGTCATTAGCCTGAGAAATTGTATTCTTGGTCTCACGTTCCCACTTTGCCCACTCTGGTGGCTGAGCAGTATAAGTTGCTGAGTCGCCTGAGTTGTATGTAATTGTTATTGGTAGTTTCATCTTTGCTCCCGTTTGTTAGATGTTACGCTGAGAATGTGTCGGCTGGTGTGCCAACTACTGTAAGCGCCCAAGTATCTGTCTGCGCTCCTGGTGCTGCTCCACCGATTGATGGAAAGACTGGGAGTACGTTGCAAGCAAATACTGCGCCTGTTGCAGCTGTTAGTGATACTGCCAAAGTTGTGTTTGGAGCAGAATCAGCAGCAGTCCACATTGCTTCGAATAATGATGATGCAGCACCCCAGTCAGCCAACAACTCAACATTAAGAGTCCATTGATCATCTGTGTGCTTGTAAGCCTTGCCATCGAGTGTCTGATAGACATCGATTGTTGGGCTGTTTACGAGTGTGACGCTAGTTGTCTGAGCATCATATGCAGTTGATGCGATTGTCAGAGTTAGGTCGCGACCCGTGATAACTGTTGTTGCCATTGGGTTTTCTCCTTATGCCGTCTGCGTGTACCAAGTGGACACGCGTATGTCCGCGACTAGCAAGTTACTAGCGCCTACTGTTGTAACTGTTGGTCGATCAACCACTTGGACATCATATCCAGCAGGTATAACCGCCACAACGCTTGTTATTAGTTGTTCTATGTTATCAAGACTTGCTGGGTTGCTGTTATAAGCAACGCAACAGGTAATGGTGTAATTCAACTTGCATCGAAAGGTACTCTTGCCGATGGTGTCAAACTCCATGTAAGGAGAGTCCGGTACGACAACAACAGCGGGTGCTGGTACTTGCTCTGGGACGTAACTAAATACGTTTGCAGCAACACCAGATAACGCTGTGGCAAGAGGAGTACGAACCGCTGAGAGGATTGTGCTTGGCATTATTGTGCCATCGTCTCAACATCAATATATGGACCGAGCAAACCGACTACGCGGTTAAACAAGCTGCGACCCATCCTGTATGGACTCGGAGCAAAATCTAATCCTTCGATCTGTCCACCAGGAGCAGTACGAGATTGAAATACTTCTACGGAAACCACAATGATTGCCGATTCAACTGCTGCAACGCCCACATACGTTGAAGCATTGCTAAGTGTTGCGGATCCACTAGGGATGACATTTCGTTCGGTGATATCGGCATTGGTGATGTCTGCTGTAAATGTGTATGCATCGACATCAGCATTGACTGTTCTTGTGCCGTTAAATGGAGATCCGCATCCTGCGATGACAACTGATTGTCCTTCGGTAAACTCATGGATGCCTACTGTCTGAAAGGTTGCGACATTATCAGTCAGCGAAACCTTTTCGATAGGAGCTGCAAATGTTGTAAGTAAAGGCAAGATAACTGCCTCAGATGTATCGATGATGTCATCAAGATAGGCATCTGAATAAAGAGCAGACGAAACACCAAGCACAGACCTTAACTGTGTTGCGGTGATAATACTTGGCATTTCATCCTCTCTAAACTGCTGGGGGAGCGATCGGGAGCAACCGCCCCCCCATGATTAAGGTGTTACTTATACGTTCTGGTTAAGTGTGAACGCACCGCCAGCAGTCAAAGTAACTGCTGAGCCATAGCCGTAGTAACCAACTTCAACCTGACCTGTACCAACAATGTTAGTACGGAGTTGTAGTGGACCGGCACCTTCGTACCATGTAAACGCTTCGCGGTTTACCATGATGATTGAGTCATCGCCTGTACCTGAGATGTATGGATCTACAAATACTGGAAGTCCCATTACTGAACCAACTGCGTTACCTGGCTCAACTACGCCAAGTCCGTTTGATGAGTTTCCAGCAACGTTGAATAGTGGACGCTTTGATGAATCTGTCAAAGCGATCAAAGCAGCCCATTGATCTGGAGTTACGATAATTCCAGTTGGAAAACGCTTTGTTGCGTTGTAGATTGAAGCTGCACCGCGTGAGATGTAGCCAGCGAACTCATCGCCATCAAATGGAAGTGTGATAACTGTTGAGTCAAGTGTTCCAGCCTGTAGTGCTGTAACCATTGCTGTATCAGTTGCCTTTGCGTATGCGTTAGCCATTAGGCGAACCAACTCGTCAAAGAATGCTGGAGATGTACGATCTAGAACTTCTACATCGAACTTCTGCATTCCTGCGTACTTGGCGACTGAGCAAGAGACGTATTCGATCTCTGTCTGAGTATCTGAGAATGCGCCCTTTTCAGCAGCAGCAGCTACTGTTGGAGCAGTCTTAACGCGTGGGATTTCAAAAGTCATTCCAGCAGCTGGAAGTACTGCATTACGAACAGCAGAAATTGCTGGACGAATGTTTGTTGTCTTTGGATCCCAAATTGTTGTTAGTTGAGGAGTTGGTACAAGACCAGCAACCTCAGTTGTTGTTGTATCTGATGCAGCAGCAACATACAACTTAGATGTCTCATCGCCCATTGCTGCGCGAACTGAGTGCTCTAGGTATGAACCTGCTGAGACGATAGGGGTACGGACGCGCTGTGAGTTAAGCGGATGTGATGTCGCCTTAACCTCAGCCTTAGCAGCTTCAACCGCTTCGGTTGATACTGCCTCTGAAACGGTTTCTGACACTAGGTCATCTCCTTCGGTCTTAGGATCCTCGATCTGAGGCTCCGGGTTTGATTCGGATGCAGCGGTGCCTTCTGATTCAGCTGCTGCTACCTTTTCCACTTCGGCTCCTGGGATTGCTCCATCAGTTACGAGTGAAACTTCAATTAAGTTAGATGATGAGATAGCCATAACGCCATCCTTGTTGTCCCATGCATCTACTTCAACGCCAACGCTAAAGTCAGAGCGCAAACCAGTTGCTGCTTCCTCTAATGCGTCATTTCCAGCAGTTGTCTTAGCGATCTTGAAAGACGCAGTAATGCCTGTGTCGTCTTGTGACCATTCGATTAACTTGCCAAGTGGCTTTGTCTTGTTGTGTTCTAAAACTAGTTTTGTGTTCTTGCCAAAGTTGATTGAGTTAGGCAAAAACTTTGTGCGACCAGCAGATGTATTACCTTCTGCATCCCATTGCACAATTCGTCCAGCGATGATGCGTGATTCAACATCAGATGCTGTGATTGATACTGGCATTGTTATTTTCATGATAACAAGTCCTCCTGTTGTCTGATTTCATCAACGCTCATCGCGCCAATTCTGTTTAGGATCTCGTAAACCTGTGCGCGCTCTAATGGATTACCGCGTAGGAAATCATCTAGTGCGTAACGTACTTCATTGCCTTGACCTACAAAGTCAGCCATTGATAAACGCTGTTCGATTGCAGTCAAGATTGGACGTAGTGAGAAATCAACTAAAGATCTGCGCTCTGAAATCGCATTTGAGTAAGTCATTGAAGTTGTTTCAGCGCTTGCAAAGTAAGCAGGTAATCCTGCTGCGCGACATAACTCTAAAGCAACGTACTGACGCGCTTCATTGAGTTGTAGTTTGTTTGGATCAATTCCCATTGCTTGCAATTCAACATCGGCATTTAGGAATGCTGTGCTCCGAGTTGTGCGAGCAACGCGCCAGGCTTCAAGCAGTTTGCCAATACGCTCGCTAGTAAGATTTGTGCCATTTGACTTCAAGACCATCATTGGTACTGGCTCTTTTGCAAATGCTTCTGATGCGTTTTCTAATGCAACAGCTGCGCGGATTGTTCGACCTGCGCGAGATAGAAATCCTTCATCCAAACCATTAAACACAACAAGCGATGCAATGCCCATTGAAGGAACTGCAACGCCATCAACCATGTAACCGATAATTTCAGTTTGATTTGCGTTTGTGTTATAAGTTACGCGATCTGGTGATACGCGTGTCCATTCTTGGATTCGTCCATCAGCATACATTGATAGTACTTGTCCATACGCCACGCCATGAAATAACAAATCCTCAGCAATGTACGCATAGATAGATGATCCGGGAACGCGTGAATCAGGTTGGTTAATTACGCGGTTGGGTTCAACTCGTACCCCGGAAGATTTGATACGTTGCTCTAATGGCAACGATGCAACAGTAGAGCAAATGATATTGCGCGCTCTGGCTATTGTTGGTACTGCCATTGCCTGTTGGCGATTAGCAGATGCTAAAGGATAAAAGTAATTTTGCACCGAGTTATTGAAAGGTGCTGGAGTCGCAGCTGCATCAACAGTCATTGTCTGAGGTTGAGGCGCTTTCGCGAATAGATCTCTGATAGCCATTAGCACAAAATTATAGCATAATCAACCCAACACGATATCCACTTCTGTGTCTGGTCGTGTCGCAAAGTGAGACACCATCGCCATGCCGACAGTTGCGCAGATTGTGGCAGCTGAGGCTTTACGCCCTAAGTACCAGCCTCCGTCTTTGAAAGGCAATTTAACTGCCGATAAGACTTGCTTGTTTAATTCGGCTTGATCGCCATGAACTAATCGCTGGGAGGTAATAGCCGACAACATTTCATCACAGGCTTGCCCATAAAGCGCGCCATCGATAGGACTGGTTGGGATTCCCGCTGGGGCTAACCGAGAAGCAACCGCGCCAGCAGTTTGACGAGAATATGCAACAGTTTCGACTGAGTACTTACGCGCCCATACTGCGATGCTGTTAGCAAGGTCTTTATCGTCAATGTTTACTGGATTCGTGTAAGTCTCCAGCAACACAACACAGAACTTGTCCCCATCAAGTTTCTGCGCTGCTACTAACGCGGCTGCTTTTCGATCTGGTGATAGATCAACAGCCATCCAAGTTGGTTGCTCCCGATCCAGAGCGAGCGTACCCTCAGACGCGCACTCTGTCCAACTTGACGGATTGATGGCTGGGTTAATCTGGCTCACCCATTGGCAAAGCAACTCTGTACGGATAATAGACTCATCATCCGACATAGCGCTTTTAAGATTGTCTGCATGGATTGTGTATCCAAGGCTTGGGTTGGCTTGTTGCCAGGCAACTGGATCATCTAAAGCGCAACCAGGTTCAGCGCTCCACTCAAACCAGCCAATCGGATCATCGGCACCAGCAGCAGCTGCTAAGCCTCGCTCGCGCATACGATTAAGAATCACCGAATGTTGATCTCCAGCATTTGAGTACATGATTGCCATTGGATTCTTGCTTGCCATCTGAGTAAAGCGAAGCGATGCCCAAACTTCATCATCCTTGTACTCACGAACTTCGTCCAGGTGGATTGTGTCAGGTGCTGCGATACCGCGAGATGCTGAGTTATTGGCTCGGACTAAATATCGAGTGCCATCATTAAGTTTGATCTCCTGGCTACCCTTGGTTTCATACTTTTTAACAAACCGAGTCACAAGTTGTTCATTGGCTTGGATAATTTCATCGATTTTCCAAAAGATTTCAGATGAAGTTGTGAGTTTGTGGGCAGTATGGATCTGTAAACGCTCACCCCAAAGGAACATTCCAGCCAGAATACGCAGCTGCATAAACGTGGACTTGCCGTTTTGGCGAGCAATAATCACGCCTATTTCGTTGTGATACCAGCGTCCATCAGGCTTGACTCTGTGCATTTCCATAGCCAAAAGTTTCTGCCAAGGGAGCAATTTAAAGTACTCACCAGTCACAGGATCCTTCAATTTCTCCACAAAGTCGATCATTTCTTGTCCGCGAGAAGGTAAATCGACTGGTTTGGAGCGTATGCGGGGTTCTGTCGCCCCTAGGTAAGCCTTAGGAGCCTGTTCTAAGCCGTTTTGAGGGTTTTGAGTCATATCTAGTCGGTACTCTCCTGATAGTGGCTTATTGAGCCGTTTCTGGGGGCAAAAGATCCAAGGGGGGTCATGGGTGTCCTA